AGACCACGCCAGAGCGGGCTGCCGAGATCGCCAAGGATTGCTGCAGGCCGACCGAGGAATTCACCTGGTTCGAGGTGAGCAAGGATGTGGGGAATGTGCGGAATCAAGGGCCGAATCTTATTCGAAAGCTATTCGGGGGGTCCGCTACGGCTCAGAAAAACTGAGCTCCAATTTTTCTTGCATAACAGGTATCAAATACCTATTATGAAGAAAAACGGGATGGTCATAATGAGTTCAGAAATCTCAAACATTGCCAAGATTAATGACCACCCGAAGCTGCTGACGAGGCGTGTCCGAGACATCGCGTTGGATTCTGAAAAGATTTCCTACTCGGTTGACATAAACGACTTAGCTAGCGCCCGAGAATTATCAATGCCGCAGATATGGGATTGCTTAGAGGAAGGGATAGTGGACCACACAGGGATCTGTAATCAGGGTGAGGAGATTCGGGGCTATATTTCGTATCACTCCCATGAGGGCCTTGTGACGCTGTACTTTGCTCTTGCCGAGGATGACACCTGGCTAGAAGTCCTATCTGCCTCAATCGAGGTGAAATGAAATGAGCCTGTTCCACTATGTCGCTTGTGGACTGCATAACGTATGGCTCGCCAATGGTGTCACGGAAGGTTTGTCCAGTGACGGTAAGCCAGTTTTCCATGTGGAAGACGTTAAGGGTCTGCATAAAACAATCGGGCTTTCGCTTGTCAAAAAAGACACGTTGCTAACTGGGGATGAGTTTCGTTTTCTCAGAAGCGAGATCAAACTCACGCGCAAAAACCTCGCTGCGGTCCTCGGCATTTCGGAAGAGACTATAAAGAAATGGGAATCAGGCGAAAACCCTATCCAAAAGACCTCTGATTTCACCCTGAGAAAACTTTTCATGGAAAATCAAAACGTTACAAGCGAAGTGCGTGGATTGCTCGAACAGATAAACCACCTTGAAAAGAAAAATACCGAATTGTATTTCAAGGAAGGGAATAGCGGATGGGAAGCTGACCAGCAATGCGCTTAACGCATTGAGATAGTTGGAAGGTTAGCCCCCAAGCGAGCATTACCAGTGCTCGCTGGGGACTGATCGAATGTAGGCGCGTGAAGGTTTGCGACGTGCTTACCTCGCAAAAACCACATGCTTTCGTCGACGTTGGAATCGTGACGATAGCAGATGGAAAAAGGCGAGTCTATAACTGCCGATCGCCTGCTTGGAGTCGATGCCATGTCTATGACGTGCCCAATCGTTCGCCCGGTACACGTTTGCGCCTATACCCGTATGCGCCGAGGCCACCTCGAATACGTGTGCCAACATTGTCGTAGCCTGCCTAACCGTTAAGGTTTGGCCACAACGAAGCCACCCCATCAGATTGGTCGGGTGGCTTTTTGTTTCAGCGACACACGTCGCGAATGTAGGCCTGCGCCGCCTTCAAGGCTGATCGGTCGGAGATGAGGTCTCTGCGGAGATCGAGAACAGCCTGTCCAGTTTCTCGACTGAGTTCGACGGAGCCTGCATCACCCACGCTGGCGGTGCTGGCGGTACCGGACACGTTCCCGCCACCGGCACTACAACTTCCCGCGATGCGCAGCCTGCGAGTGCCGTCAGCAACAGCGCGGCGCAGAGATTCGTTTTCAGCATTTGCCCTTTCCTTCTGTTCTGTGGCGTCTTTGTCCAGGGCGGCGAGTTTCTGCTCGGCGTCCTGCTGTTTGGCGAGCGCCTTGCGGGCCTGATCTGCGCCGGCATTGGCGATCAGCGCGATATCGGCCTGACGGTTCGCTTCATTGGTGGCGATGACCTTGCCGTAGGCGTTGGCCTGCCAAAACCAGGCCGCGGAGAATGATCCGACGCACAGCGCGATAACCAGCACCACTACTCCCCACGCCCACGCCGGGACCAGCTTCAGGGCGGCGATCATGTTTTACTCAGGAACAATGCTTGTTCCGCGGCGCGGCGCTTGGTCAGCCCAGGCAATTCCTTGCCTGCCGCCTTGTTCCAACGCGGGAACTGATCAGCGGCGCGGGCATAATCGCCAGCGTTGAGCAGCTTCAGCAGCGTCGACGATGCGAGATTGGCCGATCCAAGGTTGTAGACGAAGCTCATCAGTGCGTCCCACTGATTCTGGCTCAGCGAAACATTCACCAGTCGATCGAGCTCCGGCTCGAAGCGGGTAACGTCGTTCATGAGCATCCGCTCGGCCTGCTCCTCTGTGATCTTCATGCCCTTTACGACGCCACGGGTCGAGCCATAGCCAATCGTCCATGGTTCCGCACCTGTCGCTGGGTCAGGATAGGCAACGAGACGGAGCCCTTCAGATGATTTGATCAGGTCTATGCCTTTCTGCGATGTGTGCATTCACTTTTCTCCAGGCAAAAAAATACCCGCTCAATGGCGGGCTGGCTCGCTCAGTGGCGGTCAGTCGGATACGGCGGTTTGCGCAGCCAGTTCGGCGGCGGCCTTGTCTTGTTCACGCCTGATGCCAGCGGCGATGTAAGCGCTGTAGAAAGCGCGGTAGGCCTGGTCGTAAGTCATGCTGCCCATTTTCACGCCAGTGGCCGGATCAATCAGATCGAACGACTCGCCCATGATCCCGTCGAGAGAAATGGTGATGTTGCCCGCGGCGATAGATATCTCACTTCCGCCTTCGAGGTTGACGATGCGGTCTTCAACGAAGGTCATGGCGGCCGGCAGATCCCGCGGGTTCTCCAGCACCATGCGTGCACAGCGAGTCCAGGATGAGCCCGGCGCTGTAGTTGCTTTGAATTCTTGCATCGTCATTACTCCGTATAGGTCACGAGAAGGCGAAAAGGCTTACCGGCGAGGTTGCCGAAGTTCGTCAGTCCATTAATTACGTTGATGTTGGTTCCGCCGAAAATAAAGCTGAAGGTGTAGCCCGCAAAGTCGCTCCCGGGCCCGATGAACTGGTTGGTATCTGCTGTTTGCACCAGAGCCTGGACGCCGAGAATTTTTGAAGAGGTCAGTCCGTGAGCGACCGGCGCCACACCTCCCGCGCCGGCGGAAGAGCAGACGCCCGTGAGAAGCTTTTGCTTAATCGCAGGTGCCTGTTCGCCCTGCTTGATAAAGCCTTTCAGCTCGAAGTTACCCGACGGCGTAAACGTGGCAATCACGGGGTAGCCATTCGAGCTATTCCTGAAGACCATGTTGTAATAGAAGTCCAGGTAAAGCGTGGTGACCGCTCCGCCCCAGTCCATGGTCATTTGCGAAAGTTGAACACCGGCATTGTTTGATATCTGAATCCCGCCATAGGCTCCTGCGAGAAGTGGCGGCGTGCCGAAGGTCTGCTGTGGTGTCCAGGTGTTCGGTACGTTCTTCAGGCCTGCCTGTGATAGCCCCAAATTCGAGACTGCCTGTGCGGCGTTACCCGCACCCGTCCCACCCTTCAACAGCGGCAAGATGTCGTAGTTGCCGGTAGTGCCCAACGCGGCCAGCTTGTCGCCGTAGGTGTTGACGAGCGCACGCAGGGCGTCGGCGGATGCCTTTACGTAGCCCTGCAACGGGGCCAAGGCATAGGCGCCGCCGTTATTGGTCGGCCCTTGATAATTCGGCGAGATCGACATCGCTGTGTCGCTCGCAATATTCGTGACCTCATACCAGCGACCATCTGGGCCGAGAAGGGCATCGCCAACGCGGGAGTTTGCAATAAACGATGTTCCAGAACCCGTAACGGCGTTCGAATTTTGGACGACAGAAACCGTCCCGGCTCTGTACCAGGGCATAGTGTTTTCTCTCTTAATTGGCGGTTTTTTTAGCGAACAGGGCAGGTACTTGAAAATCGATAGGGTTGCTAAATCCTTCTGTTACCGCCCACAGCGTATTGGTCGGCCAGTCCCACCAGCTGGCTATGCTGCGCCCTACGCTGTCGTTTGCGATCAGGTTTATTCCGAACTGGTTTACCATCTGGAATTCGCCAGCAGTAAAACTAAAAGGCGTCGTGTAGTACCGGCGCAAACCGCCCGTGGCAGTGTTCTCGATCTTCACGAAAGACCAGTTCTGCGCAGCCCTTGTGAAGTTGGCAGCAGGTGTTCCGGAATCAAAGAGAACCGCCCCAGCACCATCCCACAGCCTCATGCCATACGAGCTAGAGGCAATCCCGCCGAACTGACAGGCGAACCACTCCCCCACACCGAAAATCGGAGACTGCACGTAGGTGGAAATGATGTTGAATCCGGTCCATGCGCCAGGCGAGCCGATAGGAACATAGGTCGTTAGGCTTGTGGCCCATCCGTTATTGGGGTTCGTCGGCTTGATAAAGATCAGCGGCGGCTCTTGTGTGGTGATCGTCCTACCGAACGAGTTCGTCGAGTTGCGATCCGAGCTGCCGTTATTGTTCAGATTGCCCGAAGCGATAACGCACATACGCCCGAATTCTGAATCCAATGTGACGACGCCGCTGTTATTCGTGAACTCAAGGCCGTAGCTCATCTGAACCTCAGAATCATCATTCGCATAGTCCCGCTTGATACGTTGTTAATTGCAAGGTTTTCAGTGAGGTAGTTGTAGACCGTCACGGTCCCGTCGTCAGCGAGGATCGCCTTGTGCTGTCTAGCCGTTCGGACGTCGTAGACGCCTACAGAAACAAGGACCGCCACGGCGTTGGACGTGTTGCACCCTGGCGCCGCAAAAACCTGAGAGGTCTTTGTAGCCGTGTTAAACGTGACGAGATAAGACGCCACGATCCTGATAGTGAACGAGTTTTCATCCAACTGGAGCGCACCATCTGCGCCCCATACCCGCATTCCATAAGCCATGGTCTACCCCAGATACCCGAGCCGGACTCGCAAGACGTTGTTCACGTCGTAGACAGAGACGTTCTGCGAGTTGATCACCAGCCGCCCTTGCCCCGGAATGACGCCGTTGATTTCCAAAGTGCCGTCCTTGTTCAGGATCCATCCCGACTGCCCGGCAACATAGTTCGTGGAGCTGATGTAGCTGCCGATCTTGGCGTTGGTGATGGTGCCGTCTTGAATGAACGCCTGATTGATGAAGACCTGCCCGCCCTGGACAGCGAAGGGAACCGCCAGCGCCCCGCCGGCGATCGTGTTGACCACGGCAAAGCGATCGGCCGAGACGATGAACTGGCTTTGCAGGCCTGCCCCAGTGTTCTCGATACCGAGACCGATGCCCGCAGCGACATACTGCCCATTCGAATTGACCTGCAGCTTGACCGACCACATGGCCGAGAGCTTGCCGGCTGTATCCGCGTAGGCGGTGGCCGTCTGTTGAATGGCCGCCGAGTTCTGCTGAATGGCCGCCCCGTTCTGACCAATCGCGCTGTTCGCACTGGCCACCGACGCCTGCACCTGCTGAACCGCGGTGCTGGTGGCCGACTGGTTCGTCGCCACTGTGGTTTCGACAGTCGTGATCCGCGACTCGCTGGTGCCTACCCTGGCATCGAGCGCAGTGGTGCGCTGAGCTTGTGCGAAGTCTTCCTCAGCCCGGGTCTTCACTTCCTGGGCATAGCTGGCTGTGGAGTTCCAGCCCTTCAGCGCATCCGCCAGTTCACCTTCCCCGTTATCGTCCCGGTAGGACGCCTGCACCGCTTGAAGCTGCGAGGCAGTAACGGTGGTCTTGCCGTCGACGGTCGCGATGTCGGCGGTGTTCTTTGTCACCTGCGCAGCCAGGGCATTCGCCGCTCTGATCGACTGTCCGCTGTTGACCCAATATGCCGGATTCGGTGGGCCGTTCGACCCATCGGCCGCCGCTGGGACATCGGCAATCGCGGTCCACAGGTTGTCACCCACCCGCACGGTGTTATCGCGCACGTAGGGATCAGTCGGCACGTAGACCAGGGCATCGACGATGTTTCCGATCTCGTCCTGCAGTTCACCTATGCGCTCGTTCACTGAGCCCGGGCCGTCCCCGTCGATCAGATCAATGCGATCCAGAAGGTGCTGCCCGAGCTCGGTCTCGCTGATCTGCCCGGCGATCAGCTCGAGGATTGGTCCAGCTTCGGAGCTGGCCTGCCCCAGCACGCCGTTCAGTACCGGGTAAAACGGGCCGATGTTGCCTGTCCGGTCTACCAGTCGCGCCCAGAAGAAAAACGTCGTGCCAGCCAGAAGGCTTTGCAGCACGTATTCCGATTGAGGGTAAGCCAGGTCAGTAAGTTTGGTTTTCCCGTCAAAGTTGTTTGTCGGGGCGTACCAGATCTCTGTCCGCTGGGTGTCTTCCGCACCAGGTGGGAAAGTCCACTTCAGGCCGATGCCGAAGATCAGCGGCGTGGCGGTCAGTGAGGTTACTGCCGGTGGCAAGCCTTCCTTGCCGTTAAGCAACGTCGACTCGCTGTAGCCCCAGATCGATGCGGCATTCAGCGAGTTCAGCGCCGCCACGCGCACCAGGTACGTGCCAGCGTAGATGCCCACTACTTCGACGGCAGCGGAGTAGGTGCGCCCGGCATATACCCAATCGTTACTGTTGCGGCGCCACCACACGTCATAGGAAACAGCATTGGCCGGTGCATCCCACTCGACACGCATGGTGGTCACAGCGGTGCCCTGGTCGATCGCGCTGAACGATGAAAGCCGGATGTTGGTCGGGGGCAGCTGCACGCCGGCAGGTATTACAGTGACCGGCAGCTGGACGATCTGTGCGCCGTTGTCGATCGCGGCGTACTTGCCCGCTACATGCTTGACCGCCGTGATGTTGTATTTCATCTCGGTGTCACTGAAGTTCTCGGCGGCTGACAGGACGCGGTAGGTCTGCGCGGCCAGGGTAAGGCTCTCGATCGCGAACACTGACTGGGCGACAGGGATGGCCGTCCACGACGTACCGACGGTCACCACGCGATTTGTGTAGCCGGTTGCGGTCTTTGTCTGAGCCACGCCGGTCGGCAAGATCACGGTTACGGAATCGCCCACGGCAACAATAGCGTCTGCATCTAGGGTGATTGTCCGCGCTGTCGCAGCCTTGATACGTCCGCCAATCCGCCGCCCTGCCCGGTCAGCATCGGCAATGCGGATGATCTGGCCCGGGCGCGCGATGGTGCCATCAAGACCAGCCGAGAAGCTGACAGTCTCGTTTTCCAGCAGGTTGGTCAGCAGCGTGTAGTGCCCGAGGCGCTGTGCCTGGCCTTGCGAAGTGCAACCGAACGCGGAAATCTCAGTCTGCTGCACGCCGTACCGCGCCAAGGCCTTCTGGTCGCTGACGTACTCGACCTTCTTCTCGTAAAAGTTGGACGGGTCGTTCCAGCTCACCAGCGCTACAGAAAAGCGCGTGCTGCGCGCGCTGCCCACATAGGTGAAAAGGCCGTCGATCACATTCGCATTGGTGTAGGTGTAAACCGGATCGGTCGGCATATCCGCAGAGGCCACGACCGAGCCTGCCGCCCAGTACGCCATGCCACGGAAGATGCTAGCCAGATCCTGCAGCACCTGAAGCGCATCGGCGCGGGTCTGCAGGTACAGGTTGCACGTGAAGCGCGGCTCGATACCGCCCTTGCCGTCGGCGACCATCTCGTCGCAATAGCCGGATATCTGGTACAGGCCCCACTTATCGACCTGCGCAGCGGTGATCAGCTGGCCAAGCCCGTAGCGGTCGTTAAGGATCAGGTCGTAGTAGATCCAGGCGGGGTTATCGGTCCACGCCAGTTTGAAGGTGCCGTCCCAGGTGCCGATGTAGGTGCGGGTGTCCGGAAAGTAGTTGGACGGCACGCGGACGATGCGGAGTTTGCAGTCAAATGCCCTGGACGGGATGCTGGAGAACTGCGAAGCGTCGACGGTGATGCCGACCATCGCGGTGTACGGGTAGCGCAGCTTTGCGTCGATGATCTCGGTGTATGACGAGATGTTGGTGGTGCTCTGGATGTTCGATGTTGTCGAGTCAGGCGTGAGACGTCGCACACGCACGCGCCAGCCAGTCGTCGACGCTGGCAGGTCAATGCGATGGCTACGCTCGTAGGTGCTGGTGGTCTTGCCGTTGAAAGACGAGTTCACCACCTGAACGTAGGGCCCGGTGTCGGTGGCGATGTCGATCGCATAAGCGACCTGAAAACCATTGATGTTGCCCTTGTCATCGGTGTACGCCAGATACGGCACGGACAGGCGAACGCGGACGGCCGACAACTCGGTATTGCTGATGGTCTGCACCCATGGCGCCGAAAACTTCAACTCGACGCCCACACCGGTTTCGCTTTCAACCGAAGGGAAGCCTGGCAGGTAGTCCTGATCGGCTTCGCCGGTGCGCGTGCCCACGGTAACGCCGGTGAAATTGAGGCTGCCGTCGGCATTGGCCAGTGGAGTGTTGTTCAGGAAAATTGACTGGTTGCCGTTGGCCAGGCCTGCGATTGGGCCTTCGCTGATCGCGTCCAGCACTTTTGCATAGGCGATGCTGATCAGGCTGTCAGGCGTCTCAGTCGCTGCCTTCTGGCTCGACCCACTGCTTTTGGCACCGCTGATCTCTTGAAGCGAACCCATGCGCTTTTCTCCGGGCATAAAAAAACCCGCCGGGGCGGGTTCGTTTGATTCAGTTTTTCAAATACAGCCGACAACGCCGGGTCTCAGCTTTCGGGAGATCCACGTATCGCCAACCTCATAATATTTGATGATCGTGGAGCTTCCTTGCTTGGCGATATCAACGAAATATTCGTTTCCTTGCGTGAGAACTGTGCTACCACCTGAGCGTCCTGGCTGGATCGAGGCTTGAGCATTCCCGCCCGCGAGGCTAGTGTCCTGCCAGGCAAAAAGGATGCACTTTGCGATATCCGCTTCGGCTTTATGGGAGGTGTAACTTTGGACTGGAGACTGAGACCTCATCTCAGACATCGAAGGCGCTGAGCAGCCTGTTAGTGCTGCAATACTGACAGCCAATGCCAAAAATCGCATGTTGTTCCCTCATCGTTATTTGCTCGGACTCTAGCATTACCATCAATGAGCGCAACCACACCAATGAAAAGGACGTGCA